GTTTGATTAAAATATCCATTAAAGAAATCTTGTGTTTTAGGTTTGTCTTGTGCTACCTGATCAACGTTAGTACTGGCGTATAAATTTTCCATTATTGAGCTCCATCATTGTCTACGTCTAAATGTGGTCCTACAGCCGTTGCTGTTCCGTAATTAAGATCACCTTTAGTTGTAGTTAGTACAGTTTCTACTTTAGAAGATTTTTCAATAGCCCAATTTAAATGAGGATTTTTAATTGTTGTACTCATATTGCTACCTATTTGTGTTCTAGTATTAAGTCCTTCTGAAATAGCACCACTGCCATGTAAACTAACACCTGTAACTCCTCCTGGAACTTGGAATCCTTTAGTTGTTGCATTACTTGAGGCATATCCTGATTCGCCTGTAACAGTTCCTGTTCCTTGTATAACATTTGTCTTAGGTAAAGGATTATATTTAGAACTTGATCCTGCGGCACTTGAAGCCGATCCTGGGAAAGCAAAAGGATTTTCTCCTTTGATTGCTTTTTTAATTCCTCTGAAAGCTTCTTGTCTTACAAAATCTTTTAAGTCTACATTTTGAAAGTTTTGTACTGTTCTTAAACCTTGTATCGCGGCACTACCAAATTTACCATTTGCTAAATCTTCTGTAATCTGTCCCGCTGATTGAAAAATACCACCTATACCAAATAATGATGCTGACCCTCCACCCGATGGTGATAAAGGACTTGCTTCTTTGTCGTAGTGTAAATCTCCAAACCCTGTCGGTGATCCTACACCGCCAATATATCCTGTAGCATACTTAACAAGTTCATAGTTAAGTTGCATTGAGTTTTCTAATATATCACTTTGACTGTGATCATGACTGTCATGATTAAAGTTTGTAATTAGAGGATTAATTAGTGTGTATTCTGTAAACTTCTTTTCATAGATACTGTAAATTCTTATATCATCAAAGAACGGCTCAGGATGGGCTCTTTCGTAACCAAACATTCTAGCAACCCTTGAATTATATGTGTCTTGGTATCTATATGTAGCATAGTTTTCATATGCTTGATCTGTGTAGTAATAATCCATATAAGCATACCACATATTTCTTGTGATATCTGACATATCATCATGTAGTCTAATGTTTACTGGATTAAAATTAAGTTTAGATTGTATATTACGGTGACGATTGTATTGATTCATTGTCGTAACATCAAAAGAATATGTTGGCAAATCTGCTGATTTAACCAACATACTAATTTCTCTTTTTGTTTCGTCTTTGACTATCGCCGCCGCGGTTGGTGAAAGATTAAACACAACATAGAATAAAAACTTATGTTTCGGTGCTAACCTATAATTACCATCTCTAAATGTTCTAGAGGCGTGTTGGTAATCCCTTAAGGTCTTCCTACCGGTCAAGGCATTTAGAAAAGCATTCATGCCTGCCATGTTAAATTACCCTGTTATAACTGATCCTGCCGCTCTGGCCACTGCCGCGCCTATTCCAGATCCGCCAGCGCCTGCTGGTAATTGTACAGCATTGTCAAATCTTAATGACATAGATATACTTGCCGGTTCTGAAGAAGCATAGTTCAAGTCGTTGTAATTAACATTCTCAATATAACAACCATATAATTCCCACTCTTCTAATGAAGTAGGAGCAGATGATCCGTTACCGCCATCTAATAGCTCGAATCGTGTTAAGAACTTGTAATCAATACCAGCTGAAGCTGAAGCTTGTTCCATGAAGTCAAATTGCTTCTGAACTTGCTCGCCAACTAGTTTTGACACGTTACTTGAAACGTCATCCCTTAAATTAACTGTTACAGGATCCCAAGTGTGTTTACCAATGATATTAATCTTTGAGTTGTAAACGTCTACAGGAATCTGTTCGAAGTTAACGCTTGGACGGGTAATATCCATTACCTGTTTAGTAAGCTCTGAACGTGATGTTGAAACACCAAAGTTTTCAAAACTCACTCTAAAGCGATATTTAAGTTTTGGCATAAGCAAACCTTGTGCTGAAGCACTTTGGCCGCCTGCTAGAGGAACAGTAAATTTGTTCAATGAACTTACTGACATTTGTACGTCTCCTTTAATTGTATTATACTATTATTTATCATATACTGGAACCAAAAAAATAGGCGCTCTAGGCGCCTATTTTAAATGATTTAATTAAATTTATACGCCTGATATCGATCCAGTATTTTGAATTCTAACCGGTATATAAATGAACTCTACTGCTTTAACAGGTTCAACAGCTACGTCAATATAAAGTTCGTTTCTGTCTATTCTGTCTGAAGTATTGTTAGTTTCGTCACATACTACTAGGTAGTCATATAAACCACGTTTAGCAACCAAGTCATTCATTAGTGACTCAACAACACCTTTAACTTCGTCTCTAGTTAATTTGTCGTTTGGTTCAAATACAAATGGTTTTGTAATTTCGCCTAGTCTTTCTCTAATGTAAGCTACTAATCTAGCAACGTTAATTCTGTCTAACGCTGAAGCAGAGCTATGTCTTGTTTTGTTACCAAAGTTAAGTATACCAACACCTGGGAAGAATGAAATTGGGTTAATTTTATTTTCATAAAGAGTATCTCTTAATGATTCTCTAACACCAATTGTTTTAAATTCACCTTCTGCTGTATCAATATAACCTAATGCTGTAGCATTGTCTACGCCACCTCTTCTAGTACCTGCTGGAGCAAACCAAGGAAATGAAGCTTCATCCGAACGTAACATTGTTCTTAACGCCATATGTGTAGCCGGAACAACAATTTTGTTGCCGTCTAAGTCTGTAGTGTTACCTGATGGATAAAACACACCTAAGTATGTGTCAGCTGTAACTAAACCGTTGTCATTGTTATCAATAGCAAGTTTAGTATTTGTTGCCCAGTTTTGAATATCTGTGCTATTTGGTGCTAGTCTAAACGGAGCGTCACCTAGGATAAATCCTGTGTTACGTCTTTCGTTATTTAAAGCAACCAAGTCAGCCATTAATTCAGCATATCCTGGAGCAACCAGTACGTTAAAGTTACGTTGTTCTTCACGGATTTCACTTGATGTTTTAACAGCTGATTTCATCGCCGCTACAACAACATTTCTCTGAGCAAGTCTACCAGCAAATGGTGAACCGTCATTTTGTAATCCTGAAATAGTTACCCAAGCATTAGTTTCCGCTGGTAAAACTTTACCTGGGAACGCTGTAGCATTGAAGTAATTTTTAGTGTATTGTTTAACGTTGTTTGAACTACGTCTTAAGTTAAATGCTAACATACCTTTTGGATATAAAGAGGCACTTGGAGCATCTAAGTCTAAGTAGTCACTTGTTAATAATGTTTTAGTATCTGTCATAGGTGATGTTGTAACATCATCTGCGCCACTATCATGGAACCTAAAGTCGCCAAAATAAATACCATCTTCAGTTGTTTGGTCTGTATTATCAATAGCAACCCATTTGTCTTCAGAGTCAACTGATTCCCATCTGCTTAATTTAGGGAAGTTGTCTAAATCGCTTGAGTCTAACCACAAGTCACCGTATACTAAAGCTGTATCATCTGACTGTGTAGTTGGTGCTGTTGCCGAAACAAGTACACCGTCTGGTGAAGTGTTTGACAAATTAAAGCCTCTAGCATCTGAAGTTACTTGCTGATAACCTTTCCAAGCACTACCATCGTGTATCATAACATCAACTTCATCTACTGAACCGTTAAACCACATACGTTTGTCTGCTGGATCACTAGTTGGTTGTGTGTTACTTGCTGAGTAAGTAAATGCTTCCCAGTTACTAATAATTAAGTCACTGTTATTACCTTCTCTTATGTAAGTGTCTGAAGAGCCAAAACCTGCATCAGTAATTGGAGTACCACTAGTATTTTTAACAACAATAACACCACCTAAATCGTGTGTCATTGTAATTTTGTTAGTACTAGAATCTCTTGATACTGATAAGTTAGCAATATTTTTAGCTGTTAAGTCTGCTACAAAAGTTTCTGCTGTTGTACCACTCATAGTAACTGTTACTGCTGTACCTAAAGTTGCTGTTTTATCTGAAACTTGAATTGTAAATGTTTCAGAAGCAACAAATGTAGGTGAACTTGTTCCTGTTACTGTAGTGGCTCCTTTAGCCGTTCTTTTGAATACTTTGTATCCTGCTCTGCTGTTATCAGCTGGATCATACTTAACATAAATTGCCTCAGCCGCAACGTTTAGTCCGCCGCCTGCTTTGTCTAATCCATAGTTAGCTGATTGATCGTTTTGATAAATTGGAGCTGTTAAAGTTTCAAATAAGTTAGTTGTACTGTTGTATTTTTTAATACTAACATTAGCACCTAAATTTGGTGTAGTAGTTTTAATCCACATAGAACCACTTGGTGCTGGTTTAGTGTCTGAACTTTTAAATTCTGGAACACTAGTATGAGCACTCACTTGTAGAGTTGGAGCATAGTAAGTACCAGCCGCCAAGCCACAAACTGTGAGGATAGTTCCTGTCCCATTAGCTATTACTACTTTACCGTCATTTGTACTATCTGCTGAAGCTGTACTATCAGCATATATCTCTAACTTATTATTAACAACGTCAGCTGTAACGCCTGGTATACCGCCATTGGATATATCACTTGCTATCGAAGTAACAGTTGTACTTGAAGCTGTAATTACGTTGCCGTTGATTGAAATTGTATTTCCTTGTACGATTGTAGGTGAACTTTCTGTTCCCTGTGCTACTGGAAATGATTTTTGCCAAGACGCTGTTCCAACCTGTGTCCAAGCATTGTTTGATTTTTTGTAGAACACTGGATTTTGAGTGTTAGTAGCATCAATGGCATAATCACCAATTGATCCATAAGCACTCTTAGGAACTGAACCTGAGATATCACTACTATCAGTTATGATCTTAGGAATAACGTTAGCAAATTTCTGTGTAGACTTATTCCATACTTGAATACCCCATAATGATTTTGAAGTGTCAAGCCACATTGTATTTGCCGCCGGTGTTCCTGTTGGTCTACCTGCCTGTGTAATCAGTTCTTTTAAGTTTACGTCTGCTCTTAATACATAAGCTCTGTTGCTAACTCCCAATACGCTGTAAGCCGCCATAAGTCCGTACTCGTTTGTTTCAATACCGTGTAACGGAGTGCCTGATGTACTTTTGTAAAAGTTTGGTTCACCAAAGGTAGTAACTAACTCTCTTTGTGATCCAATTAAATATGTTTTTTCTGCATTTGCTTTAGTAGTACCTACTGCTGTCGCTGTGCTTGTACCACTAGTTTTGTCTTGGGCTGTAGCTATAACAATTAACGGAATCGTTCCAACGGCTGTTGGAGCGTATTGTGATTCGTCTGTTACACTAACTTGTATACCCGGTGATATAAGTGCCATTCTGTTTTCCTCACTTTAATTAAAGTTTTTATATGTATGTATTTAGCGATAATACTAAAAATCGCTTAAAATAAATGCCCTTTATAAAGGGCACCACCGTATAAATACTCGTATGACTAGGCCTGTTTGTATAATGTGTAATGCTCCTGCGGCAGTTAATTACAAAAAAAATGGAAAAACTTATTATCGTAAGTTTTGTGATGTATGTGTTAGGGAGAAAAAGAAACCCAATCCATTTAAAGTACACGGCTATCGTAAGTCAAGTAGTTGTGATCATTGTGGGTATAAAAGCAAATATCCTGATAGTTTTTTAATCTATTACTTAGACGGCAATAAAGCTAACACTAAAATATCTAATCTTAAGACTATTTGTTTAAATTGTAGAGTAGTATTAGGGCGAGAAGGTTGGACTAAGATTGCTGGCGATCTAACGCCTGACCTATAACTGTATGTAACTCCTCAACCGTTCCTGTATTAGCAAGAGAAACATCAAAATTAAATCCTGCCCAACGCCATTCACTAGGGTGTACATTTGGGTGGCTTTTTGATATAGGATTGTCTTCAGGTACAGGATTATATGCTTTGTTTAATTCACCAGCTTGTTCCCAATATTCAGGTTTTTCGTTTCTCCATACTTCCCAAGTATATCCGCCAATATCTTTAATCATTAGCAATTCGTTCCAAAACCTACAATCAGGTATTACATAGTTTTTATCAGGATTGTCTAGTATTTGTTGTTTAACTAGGCTTACCCATATTCCATCAAAGAAGCCCTGTCTTAAACATTCTGTTCCGTAAAGTTGTAATACACGTCTAGGTGTTACTGTTTG